TCCCCCTAGCAAAAAAATTAAATGCCAAACTGTAGCGTGGAGTTGTTGTTAGATTTGGGGTAACCATATGCTCCAAATGACTTGGAAACATTACTAAGTCGCCAGACTTAGGTGATATGTAAAATTCGTTTGTATTATATTGCGTAGGTTCTTTGAAAGATACTCTTACAGTATCATGAAATAAGTTGTAGTAAAGATGTGATTTTTGGAAAACTATATCTCCTGCACCTGGTTCATTTTGTATATAATACACTCCACTAATCATAGCATTACTATGCCAATGTAATGTATTTTGCTCATTTGCAGAATGTCTATTAATCCAACTATTTTGCATCTCAAACTCTACATCATCAGTAACTTTTAGTTCGTCCTTAACAAACACGTTACATGCATTTTGTATTTGATCTTTTAAAGATGCTAATTTGTCATTGTTCAATACATATTTGTCTGATGTATGATCATGTCCAGCCGCTTCATCAGGGTAATCTAATTTTTCAATCCATGCCATTGTTACAGGATCTACTGTTCCTATATTTGCATAGAATAAAGGAATCGAAAATAAAGGTGTTGTTTGATATTTCATATGTGTAACCTTACAGAGTTCTTACCTAGTTTGCCTTTAGGAAAATAATTAAAAGCCAAACTATATCTATCTTGTTTATCATTACTGAGTGCAACCTCATGCTCTAAGTGGCTTGGGAAAATTAAGCAATCTCCGGTCATTGGTTTAACTGTCCATGCTCCAATAGTATATTGGCTCCAATTTTCTTTGGTATTAGGACGTATATGTTCGGGAAATGAATTTAAGTGTTGCCTATTTTTTTTAAATGTAATAGGATTAGATTGCTCGCCTACTTCGGGATAATATACTCCACTTATCAATGAATTTGCATGATTATGTAATCCTATATCACTACCTGTATTCATTTTATTAATCCAACTAGTAGTAAGAACAAATTCAGTATCATCAGTTACATCTAATATATTGTAGGTAAAATGATCTACAGCCTTTTTAATAAGAGTTGATAAGTTGCTTAATTTTGGCTGGTTTAACACATCAAATCCTCGCTCAGACGCTGGTAAATGGTCTTCGTTGCCATATTGTGCTACAGAACTATCAGGGCACTCTAAACGCTTCATCCAAGCAAGTGTAATTGGATCTAACGGGCCAATGTGTGTTTTTAACAAAGGTGTAGAGAACAGAGGTGTGACTTCATATTGCATAGTATAATATTACTATCAATATTCTATTTTGTCAAGAAGTTTTTTTAGCCTATTGTGAAACCGTAGCCCATACCGCCTGCTACTTGTTGTGATACATCCATCTCAAGTTTTTCTAACTCTGCTATTGCTTCTGCTTTCAAAGCATCACCATTAAGAGAACTACCACCTTGTGGTCCTGCTATTTGGGCAAATTTACTTCTTGCTTCTCCTAGCATAAATTTACAAGTTGCTACTGTATAATCTTTTATCCACTGACTTGCAAGATAATCTGATAATAATTGTTCGTCTGGTCTATAATTATATACAAATAATAACAATGTTTCTTTAGTTCTCGGTCTTTGTAACATTGTTAATTCTTTTGTAGTAGTATTCCATTTAAATTCTATGAAAGAACCAAACATACGTCCTACTAGTTCTTGGTATTGACTAAACATATCATAAGTTGCTAACCCACCCATATTAGATGAACTTAAAAGATAGGTATTAGTGTACGCCATATTGAATGGTTCAAATAATGTTCCACCGTCGCCTCCACCTGATCTTGAACCGATAGATCTTCTAAAAATTCTGCGTACTTCTATAACATTTTCAGGTAAAATATATGTGTTCTGATCTTCTACTGTTGGCATAAACATATATGATTCTTCAACAGAATTATCACTTCGTTGTCTAAATTTTGATAAGGCTTTGCCAAGTGCAGTTTCATAATGGACTGGATCCAATTCAACATCTACCATGCCTCCGCCTAATAGTGCAAAGACGTAATCGTAAATTTCTTGTTTTTTAGTTGCTAGTGTAGCCATATGTAAAGTCTCCACTAGTATTTATCGATGTTTGTCTCTTACGATAAATATGTATATGCCAAGACTATCCTTATATAAACCAGAAAAGGGCAATGATTACGCATTTATAGACAAACAAGTTTATGAAATGTTCACTGTGGGCGGCACAGATATATTCGTACACAAGTATTTAGGTCCTAATAATCCTGATGAAGCAGATGCAACTGCTGATCAGCCTCGCTATGACGCTGTTAAAGAAACTAATATTCAAGACATGTTATTCCTTGAAAATAGAGACAGAAAATACGACCCTGATATTTACACAATGCGTGGTATTTACAATGTACAAGACATCGATTTTGATATGAGTCAATTTGGTTTGTTTCTTCAAAATGACACATTGTTTATGACAATACATATCAATAATAGTGTTAAAACTCTTGGCAGAAAAATTATAAGTGGTGACGTAATTGAATTACCTCATCTAAAAGATGAATATGCACTCAATGATTTTAGTGTTGCATTAAAAAGATATTACGTTGTTGAAGATGTAAACAGAGCGGCAGAAGGTTTTTCACCTACATGGTATCCGCACCTATACAGAATTAAGTTAAAACAAATTGTTGACTCACAAGAGTTCAAAGAAATATTAGATCTTCCTGCACAAGAAGGTTCTAGTGATACACTAAGAGATGTGTTATCAACATATGAAAAAGAAATGAATATTAATAATGCTGTAATTTCACAAGCAGAAGCAGATGCGGCTAAATCAGGTTATGACATAAGTCACTATTACACTTTAGCAACAAACGCAGATGGAACTGTTGCACTAACTACTGCTGATGAAACAGATATAGATGCAAGTAATATAGGTACTACTACAGACGCAATAAATGATCGCCCATCAAGATCAGGTTATCAAGGTTATTTGTTAGGAGTAGATGTTGGTACTAACGGCGCACCTTTTGGTGCAGGCATAAGTTTTCCAACACAACCTGTAGATGGAGATTATTTTTTGAGAACAGATTTTTCACCTAAAAGATTATTTAGATACGACGGCAATAGATGGACTAAATTACAAGATGGTGTAAGAGTAGATTTAACAAATACTGATACACGTAATACGCAAAAAACAACATTTATCAACAACACCAGCGAAAACCAAATTGGTGGTGAAACTGTTAAAGAAAAACAAAGTCTATCAAAAGCACTTAGACCTAAGGCGGATAATTAATGAAACACAATATAGCAGGGGCAATTTTTGGAATTTTTGGCGTAATTTTTTTAGTAAAAGATATAGGTATGCATGAGAATAGTTTATTTGGTGTGAGTGAAATGACATGGATGTGGTTTACAATGGCAGTTGTACATTTCTTCCTTAATGATTGTGGGTGTAAAAAATAATGCAACATTTTTATGACGGACAAGTAAGAAGATATGTTACTCAAATGGTAAGACTAATGAGTAATTTTTCAGTGAAAGACGGTAAAGGTAAGTTAACACAGATACCTGTTACCTATGGAGATCTAACTCGTCAAGTAGCAAACATTATAAGAGATAATACAGAAAATAAAATACCTAGTGCTCCAAGAATTGCTGTACATGTAACTGGAATGGAAATTGATAGAGAACGCACAGCAGATGCAAGTTATGTTAGTAAACTTAATATTAGAGAACGTGCTTATGATGCAGAAGGCAAAGAATATTTGAATACTGAAGGTAAAAATTATACTGTAGAAAGGCTTATGCCTACACCATACAAACTTACATTTAATTGTGATATATGGTCTACAAATACAGATATGAAATTACAAATATTAGAGCAAATTTTAGTATTATTCAATCCTAGTTTAGAAGTACAAACAACTGACAACTATATAGACTGGACAAGTTTAACTCATGTTATGTTAGATAGTGTTACATGGAGTTCACGTAGTGTTCCAGTAGGTGTTGATAGTGAAATTGATGTGTCAACATTAACATTTACAACACCAATTTACATAAGTCCACCTGTCAAAGTAAAAAGGCTTGGTGTAATTACAAATATTATTACTAGTATATTTGATGAAGAAAGAGGGACATTAGACTTAGGGTTAAGTAATCCAGAATTAAATAGGTTTGATGATAGTATTGTAAAAGGCGTTGCAGATAAAGACGGAAATCGAAATGTAGAAACAACAAAAGTTCAGCATGTAGTAGGTACTAACTATCAAGATTATGGTATATTTGTATCAGGAACTTTAGCACAAATAGAAAATAAAGGCATAGTGGGTGCAACCAATTGGAGAAATATTTTAGAATCGCATCCAGGACAATACCAAGCAGATATTAGTAGAATATTCTTTACAAAGTTAAATGAAACTACATATGAAATCACTGGTACTATAAGTGTAAATTCAATGGACGAAACTCA